TCGATGTCGCGGGTGATGTCGATTGTTTCGACAATTCCTGCTGTTCGTTCCACAATCTCTAGTTGAAACTGTTCGCCTGCTGTAGTTACCGAATAAGTAGTTGCGGAGTCGTTGATATCCCCACTTGGGGTTACATTGGTTCCAGACCATGACTTATAGGCACCCCCATACACCTCAGTAGAGATCGTCTCTGTAATGCTTTGGGTAGTGGTAGTTGTGGATTGCATGGACCCCTGCGTAAACTGAGGGGTAATAGTTTGTGCTGAAGCGGGTGCAGCTAACATCAGCAAAAGGATTAGCTTTTTCATTCTTTTTTCTCTCTAGTGATAGAAAATGTAGCTAAAGTACCGCTAAGAATTGAAGCCACATAGGTTGGATCCATCTTTTCCATCCATCCAGCATAGGATGCTGTCAAGAGTCCGGCGGACCAGACGAGGACAAGGAATTTGATAAACCCTTCTTTTTTGTTATCTTTGTCCATGCTGCTTTAATTACAGGTTTCATCAGAGAAACAGTGCGTTTAAAGATGGAGGTAGCGGTTAGGGTAGCTGCAACCGACACCATAGCTGTAGTCCCAGCCGTAGCCAGGATCTCATTGCTAGGTAAAGGAATAGTTATGTCGGTATTAGGAATATCTACATACCTAATTTCAGAAGGTTTAGGTATGGGAGGTATTTTAGGTTGTGGTTTAGCCTGTTCTTTGTTCTCACTCTCTTCCGAGTTTATACCCTTCACACCCGGAGGTGGTCTAAGGTTACTAGGAGGCACCACAAGCGGCTTGTACGAGGGTAAAACTGCTCGTGGGACCTCCAGTACCGGACGGGGTAAAACAGGCGGCTCAGGGAGCCTTACATAGGGCAGAACAGGAGGTTCTCCCAAGTTAGGCATTACCAGTTAAGTTCGCTAATGTAAACTTTACCACTACCGCTAAGAGATTTGACTGCTACACTGCTGCCAGCAGGCACGTCAATGACAAGACCATCAGAAGACAGTTTATCAAGGAAGTGGTTGTCGTCATCTGCTTCAGTCACAGCCACAGAAGTGGTAAATGCAACGTTAACAGTTCCGTGAGTCAGGGTGACAACAGCGCCACTCTTGGTTGCAGTAATGTCAGCACTAATAGTTGCGTCAGCATTGATTGCATCACGCACTTTAGTAGCCAGATTGCTAAGGCTAGTGGCAGGCGTATCGCTGATGTCAGCCTCAACGGCTTCATAAGAAACCGTAGTACCGTCCACAGTTACTGCAATAGTGTCACCGACTTCATAAAAACCGGACAACGTAACAGTATCAACCTCAGCCACGCTTGCAGAAGCAGCAGTGCTGGTTGCTGCCGTAGCAGCAGGCTGACCTTCAGCTACTTGAGCAGAAGTACCCAGAGCATAGAAAGCATCTTGAGTGTGAGCTTTGATGCGGATGCGGCGGCAAGTTGCGCTAAGAGTCTGGTTAACAGACGTCGTAGACGTGTTAATTACATACGCCTTGCCAGGCGTGTTCCAGTTACCAGGATTTCTGTCAGTCATTTAGTTAGTTCCGAAAAGACCACGCTCGATAAAATCAACGGCTTGGTCGTCAACAGTGTTATCAGATTGCTCAGCCAGTTTGCGGAGCATGTCAACAATCAATCGCTTCACTTTGTCGCTACCAAGGAACGACATAAGAACGGGACGGATAAGTGCAATCATTGTTCTAAAAAGTGTTAGGGTTTAGTAGGCCAAACCGGGTTCTCCGGGTCGATCGTGTTAGCGGGTAGATCGCGGAGGGCTTGGCGGTACGCAATTTGCTCAGCCGTCATGGTGCGGTCAGAAGACGCCCACCAGTCGGTTTCAGCCATTAGTTTGTCGCGTTGTTGCCGCAGCTCAATCATGGGTTGCTCTGCTTCCCATTCAGCAGCAGCAGCTTCAACTTCTTCTTGGGTGGGTTTGTTGTCTTCATCATCTTCCCATACCCAGTCAGTTCCAGTGGTGTAGAACTGACATCCAGGGCGAATTTTGACTAATCCGCCAAAAACACTACGGTAATTCATTAAACAGCCTCAACTTCAAGTAGGGTGATGGTGCTTTGGGCGTGATACGCGATAAAGGCATTTGAACCATTGTTATTATGGTTAAGGTAAATCCAACCGCCACCACCGTTGTCAGTCGACATTTGCACTTGATAGGTCACAGAAGACGTGCTACTTGGAGAGTCAAGGAACAAGGAACACATAGTTGTGCCGTGGTTCAAGTCAGACTGGTGGTAGTACGAACCAGCCCAAACATTCGACATATTTCCGGTGCCAGAAGTACCGTTGCCAACTGCCGTACCGTTACGCACAACACGGAAAAATGCCGTGTTTGTAGCAACAGCATTGAGCGAGACGATTACTAAAACTTGACTGCTAGTAGCCCTTGGGGTTATAGATGCACTCATGTTTGGAGCATTAGCCCAACTACCGTTGTACCCCTGAAAACTGTACTGAGTGGGGTTGTGGTGTTGAACAATGTTGGCAAACCGCGAAGGATAATCTTGCCAACCCTCAGGAAAATTAATAGCCATAATCAGTTCACTTCCGAAAGGTTGAATTTGTACTTTTTGCCGTTACGGCGGTTGAGCAAGAACAAGTCGTCCTCACCTTCCTGGATGGTCCAGTTACCCCAGGTGCCGTCAACGTCGTTAGCGCCACCTTCGTTGCTCAGGTTGAGGTCGTTGGTGTAGACGTTGCGCCAGCGGAGGGAAGATGTGCCTAGGTCGTATTGGTTATTAGCTGATGGGTGAAAATTTCCGCCGCCATCAATTACACAACGATCTGTTCCGTCTTCACGGAATCTAATTCCATTTGAGCCGCCAGAAATATAAAGAGCATTGTCGTGGTGTTGAATCTTGACGGCATTACCAGACCAAGATCCAGTCGCACCAAAACGGATGTCACCGTTTGTGCCAACAGTTATAGCACCAGCACCACCGTTAAAAGTAGCGTCTCCACTAAAAGTACTGGTTCCATCATTGCTCAACGCATCACAAAAAACCGTGCCATCGAAGTAGCCGTTGCGCCACTGGGTGGTGCTGCCTCCAAGGTCGTAGGTGTTGTTAGCGGCAGGACGGAAGTGCCCGGTGCCATCTACATAACACCTTGATGCTCCAGCAGTTGTAAAAACCAAGTTGCCTGAGAGTTCGTTGGCGACATACAGGTCAACATTATTATTGGCTAGGTAGCCAACTTTGCCCTGATTGGTACCAGCGCTGTCTTTAAATATAACCTGACTTTGTGCTCCAGCTCCGGTGTTGCCGTCGTCTTGGATATTTACAGTTCCAAAGCCAGAACTGATAGTGATATTACCGTCACTCGCTAACCCATCACACTGCACCGAGCCGGTTACGTTGATGCCGCCGGAGGTGGTGGCTAGCTTGGAGTTGCCATTGTGAAACAAAGTGACAGCGCCATTTTGTGCACAAGTGATGTGGTTTTCACTTGTGGCATGGTCACGGATATTGATGTTGGTGCTGCCTTGGATGTATAGCCCACCAGTACCAGTATCTGCAATAAAACTGTTATTGCCGTCGTGATAAATGCGAAGATCGGCACTTGTGCCGCATCGCAGCTGTTGTCCGTCTGGTAGTAGCGGACCGCTGCCTGTAAAGGTCATCGCGGTTGACCCAGCGCGAGTAACCGTGATGTTCCCGTCAGCTGCCACCGACACGTTGGACGTGCCGTTGGTAATACTAGTAGAATCAATAGAAGCAGTACCAGCTGCAGTCAATCGACCATCAGCATCAACAGTAAACGTCGGAATAGCAGAGGACGAACCATAGCTACCAGCAGTAACCGTAGTACTTGCAAGCTGCGTGGAACCAATAGAACCAGCAGTAACGTCAATAGTGATTTGACCACTACCAGGAGTGTTGTCAGAAACAGTGATACCAGTACCACCAACGACATCGCTAGTTAGTGCGGTGTCAATTTTGGAGTCAATTGTACCATCAACATACGTTTTGTTAGTAGCGTTGCTACCAGACGTAGGAGTAATGGTATTCAGCTGACCCGTCATGGTGGCACCAGACGTGGTAACGAAACCAGCAGTATCAGTTACACCAGTCTGCCACGCAGAACCATCCCAAATCTTGAGAGTGTCACTGGTGGTGTTGTAGAACAGGTCACCGTCATCGTTGTTTGTAGTAGGATCGGTAGCACCAATACGATACTTATCAGCAAAGTCGTTAACGCTGTTAATGTTAGTGGCAACGGTGTTAACGTTAGTAATAGAGTTACCAACAGTGTTGACATTAGCAATGTTAGTTGCAACAGTGTCAATCTCAGACGTTGCTTCGTTCAGGTCGTTAGCAACAGTGTTAATGTTGTCAATACTACCTGCAGCGGTGTTAACGTTGGAAATACTACCTGCAACAGTGTTGACATTGCTGATAGAACCAGCAGTAGTATTAACGTTAGAGATGTCACCCGCAACAGTGTTAACGTTGCTAATATCACCAGCAACCGTGTTAACATTAGAAATGCTACCAGCAACCGTAGTAACTTCAGTTGCCTTAGGAGTCAAGCGATGGAAGTTGTAGGTGTGCAGAGTAGAAGTAGTTTCGACAAGAACACCAAACCCAGCAGCAAGAACCGTAGTACCACAGCCGTTAATCGTCACAGTATTACTACCAGAGCCGTTGGTAATGGTTACAGTACCGCTAGACGGAGTACGGGAAGTAGTGATTTCTTTAATGCTAACAATAGTACCGCCAGTAGCGGGATCGTTAATGTCAGGGTTAGTAGTCGGGAAGCTGGTCTCATTGGCAATAGGAACAAAACCACCGACGTCATCTACAAGGTCAATGATGCGAGCGTCAATAGCTGCAGTGGTTGCAATAGAAGCGTCACTGCTAGACCACGTATCACCAGACTCAATGGTTTCACCAGTGTCCTGACGGAAGTACAGGTTATCAAGTTGACCACCTTCCAGATCAGATTCAAGCGCATCAACGTATGCCTTAGTAGCAGCATCCTGTGCGCTAGTAGGATCGGTAACATTGATAATTTTATTGCTGTTCATTGACAGCGTGTCATCAATAGTTACGTTACCAGAGTTATTGACAATGCTATTATTGTTAGTGTTTAGGTTTTCAAGCAAAGTGCTGACAGACAATGCACCTGCGGGAATGCTGACAAAACCTGTCTGCTGGTTAACTTCAAACGTTTCACCAACTTTAAACGTACCATTGTGGTCCGTAATAGCAGCCCAAA